AGAAACAGCAAAGCAGGCAAGCAGGAAGGGTCTCGATTGAAAGCACTGGAACTCATGGGACGCGCAGCAGGGATGTTCCAAGCGCAGCCAGAAGCGAAAGAGGCGGCGGTCAGTCCAGAGACGCTGAGACGTGAACTGGCAGGTCACCTGAAGCTGTTGGACAACGTCAAGCCGATCAGCAAGGCGCAGGTGCGTGAGGGGTGACAACTCTCATCGCTACGGTCATCAGCGTTTACACGGGCGGGGATGGCATCAGGTTTGCCGCTGGCGGCGACCCACCGCCCCCCGACCCCCCGCTGGGGCCGCTTACCTCCCCCTCCTTGCCTTACGCTGTAATCCACTCTTCCCATCACATTCCCATAAACACCCCCCCTATCTCTCCCCAATCGGCACACCCGGGGGGTATATATATTTTGATTTACACCCCTTGCGAACGTTCGGATTGTGATTTAAACTAGAGATATGGACGACATCATTGATTATGCGAGGCCAACTCTTCTTGCTGAGAAGGCTCTCAAGGACATGCACAACGCAGTGATTGAGAAGAGGTATGCCAATGCCAAGGAGCATGCCTTGGAGGCTTTGACGCAGTTGAGGCTTGCGTATCAGGCTATTTGTGAGGAGCAGAGGAATGTACGAAAAGCATCAACTGGTGCTTGATTTCATCCGGGCGTACATCAAGCTCCATGGTGTGGCTCCTTCTTACACAGTCATAGCCAAGGGGATAGGGCTGCGGTCTAAGGCCAATGTCCACCGGATTGTTCATAGACTCAAGGATGAGGGGCACTTGACCCTCCGGCCCCACAAGTTCAACTCTATCTCTGTCAGGGATCAGTCTGTCCGGGCTGTGGGTCGCCTGTGAGTTTCCTTACCAAGAAAGAGGTATCGGACTATCAGTCCTTGATTCCTCTTGTGGATGATGATGGCCGGGCAAAGATTCTCCAGCTTCTGGAGCTAGACAAGGTCCAGAGGTGTAAGGAGTCCTACATCTTCTTTGTCTCTCAGATGTGGCCGGTGTTTATCTCTGGGAAACACCACCAGATCATGGCAGATGCCTTTGAGAGGGTGGCTAAGGGGGAGTTGAAGAGGCTGATTATCAATATGCCTCCCCGGCACACCAAGTCGGAGTTTGCTTCCTATCTGCTTCCTGCGTGGTTTCTGGGGAAGTTCCCTCACAAGAAGATCATTCAGACTGCTCACACCGCAGAACTGGCCGTCGGCTTCGGACGTAAGGTCCGTAACTTGGTGTCCTCGGACCCTTATCAGAAGGTCTTTGGCACAAAACTATCCTCTGACTCCAAAGCCGCAGGGCGATGGAACACGGATGTCGGGGGTGAATACTTCGCTATCGGTGTTGGCGGTGCAGTAACGGGTAAAGGCGCTGACCTACTCATCATTGACGACCCTCATTCGGAGCAAGAGGCCAAGCAGAACAACCCTGCGGTCTATGACAACGTGTATGAGTGGTACACATCCGGTCCTCGGCAGCGTTTACAGCCGGGCGGGGCCATCATCATTGTGATGACCCGGTGGTCCAAGAGGGACCTGACCGGGCAAATCCTGAAAAACAGCGAAAAAGACGGCACAAATGAGTGGGAAGTCATCGAATTTCCCGCGATTCTTCCATCTGGGACCCCTCTATGGCCCGGATTCTGGAAAAAAGAAGAACTTGAAGCCCTAAAAGCAGAACTTCCCGTCGCCAAATGGGAGGCCCAATACCAACAGAACCCCACCTCGGAAGAAGGGGCCATCATCAAGCGGGAAAACTGGAGAATCTGGACAGAAGATGCTCCCCCGCAGTGCGAATACATCATCCAAAGCTGGGATACAGCCTTTGAGAAGTCAAACAGGGCCGACTACTCAGCCTGTACAACATGGGGAGTCTTTAAACAGGCCGATGACAAGGGCAACTACAAGACCAACATCATCGTTCTGGATGCGTTTAAACGCCGGATGGAGTTCCCGGAACTCAAACAGAGGGCTTTTGAGATGTACAAGGAATGGTCCCCCGATTCCTTGATCGTGGAGAAGAAAGCAGCAGGCGCTCCACTTGTCTATGAGCTACGGCAGATGGGCATCCCTCTTCAGGAATATACACCGGGCAAAGGAAGCGATAAGATCGCCCGTGTAAATGCTATCTCGGACCTCTTTGCGTCCGGGGTGGTGTGGTGCCCCGAGACAAGATGGGCTGATGAACTCATGGAAGAACTCGCAGCTTTCCCGAACGGCGATCACGACGACTTGGTGGACTCAACCAGCCAAGCCCTTCTGCGTTTCCGGCAAGGCGGGTTCGTGTCTATCAGTTCTGACGAGCCTGAAGAACCCAAGTACTTCAAGGGCCGCAGGGCTGATCGCTACTACACGGTTTAAAGGAAAACAACATGATTGATAAAGGTCTGTACCAAGCCCCGCAAGGGATTTCCGATTTGGCAGAGCCTCCTATCGAGATTGAGATCGAAAACCCCGACTCGGTATCCATCGAAATGGGGGATATTGAGATCGACCTAGTCCCCCAAGAAGAAACCGCAGAAGACTTTGATGCCAACCTCGCCGACTACATGGATGAAAGCGCGTTGGATTCTCTGGCCTCGGAACTGATCGCAGACTTCGATAAAGACCAGCGCGACCGCAAGGAATGGGTCCAGACCTACGTTGACGGTTTAAAGCTCCTCGGCCTCAAGTATGAGGAGAGGACCGAGCCTTGGGATGGGGCCTGCGGTGTCTTCCACCCCATGCTCACTGAGTCCGTGGTCCGCTTCCAAGCCGAAGGGATCATGGAGACCTTCCCCGCGATGGGGCCGGTCAAGACGCAGATCATTGGTCGGGAGACGGTAGACAAGAAAGATGCCGCTTTGCGTGTGCAAAACGACATGAACTACCAGCTAACCGACCGGATGACGGAGTACCGCCCGGAACATGAGAAGCTGCTGTGGTCCCTGCCTATCACCGGCTCGGCATTCAAGAAGGTCTACTACGACCCATCTATTGGCCGCCAAGTTGCCATGTTCATCTCCGCAGAGGACATCGTTGTCCCCTACGGAGCCCCGGACTTGGAGCGCTCCGAGCGTGTTACCCACGTCATGCGCAAGACGGTCAATGATGTTGTCCGCCTTCAGGAAGCCGGTTTCTACCGGGATGTCGATCTAGGCGAGCCCACCGGCGAACTGGACGACATTGAGAAGCAAAAGGCCGAAGAACAGGGCATGTCGGCCATCCAAGACGACCGCTTCCGCATCCTTGAGATGCATGTAGACCTAGACCTCCCGGGCCATGAGCACACTAATAAGTACGGTGAAGAGACGGGCATCGCGCTTCCGTATGTCATCACGGTGGAAAAGGGCACGGCAAAAATCCTTGCCATCCGCCGTAACTGGTACGAGGGGGATAAGCTCCACCTCAAGCGACAGCACTTCGTACATTACCAGTACATTCCCGGGTTTGGTTTCTATGGCTATGGCCTCATCCACCTCATCGGCGGCTACGCCAAGAGCGCGACCATGCTTATCCGCCAGCTTGTTGACGCTGGCACTCTGTCTAACCTCCCCGGTGGTCTCAAATCGCGGGGTCTTCGGATCAAGGGAGATGACACCCCCATTGCACCGGGAGAGTTCCGCGACGTAGATGTGCCCTCCGGCTCCATCCGCGACAACATCCTCCCCCTGCCGTACAAGGAACCCAGTCAGGTTCTGTACGCCCTGTTCGAGAACATTGTCCAAGAAGGCCGTGCGTTTGCGTCTTCTGGCGATTTAAACGTTAGCGATATGTCGGCCAACGCCCCCGTGGGCACGACGCTGGCGCTGTTAGAGCGGACCCTGAAGGTCATGGGCGCGGTGCAGTCCCGTATGCACTACGCCATGAAGCAGGAATTTAAACTGCTCAAGAGCATCATTGCCGACTACACCCCGGAGGAGTACACCTACGAGCCGGAAGAAGGCAGCCGCTTCGCCAAGAAGTCTGACTACGACCAAGTCGATGTCATCCCGGTCAGCGACCCCAACGCAGCCACCATGGCGCAGAAGGTTGTCCAGTATCAGGCAGTGATGCAGCTTGCCCAACAGGCCCCGCAACTCTACAACCTGCCTTTGCTGCACCGCCAGATGATTGACGTTCTGGGGGTCAAGAACGCCCAGAAGCTGGTCCCGATTGAAGACGACGCAATCCCCACCGATCCCATTCAGGAAAACATGAATGCGATCACGGGCAAGCCTTTGAAGGCGTTCATAGAGCAGAACCACAAGGCCCACATCCAAGTCCACATGATGGCGATGCAGGACCCGAAGATTGCTCAGATCATCGGCCAGAACCCCCAAGCGCAGGCCATTCAGGCGGCAATGATGGCTCACATCAACGAGCACGTTGCCTTTGAGTACCGCATGGAGATGGAAAAGCGCATGGGCTTCACCCTCCCGAGCGAGGAAGAGAACAAGACCATTGACCCCCAGATAGCCGATCAGGTCGCCCAGATGGCAGCGCAGGCGGCCCAGCAACTGTTTAAACAGAACAGCGACGAGGTCAAGCAACAGCAGTACCAACAGCAGATGCAGGACCCGGTGGTTCAGATGCAGATGCAGGAACTCAAGATCAAGGAAGCCGAGATTCAACTCAAGGCTCAGAAGCAACAGGTCGAGGCCGCAGCCAAGGCGGATCAAATTCGAATCGAAGAATCACGTATCGCGGCTCAGAAAGAGATCGCTGCTATGCAAGTCGCGGCAACCGCCGCTGCACAAAAGGACAAGCTTGCTCGCCAGCAGGAGAGCGAAGGAATGCGGATCGGCGCTGACATTGCTAAACACCGTGCTCAGATGTCGTCCCAGCAAGCGCAACGGATAGCGCGTCCAAATATCCCAACCAAAAAAGGAAATGAGTGAATGAAGTGAAGGTATTGGCGCACGCCGCCAAAGTCATAGCTGATACACGCGCAGACCAAGAAGCCTTCGTGGCTGGCGGTCGCGCTGCTGATTACGCCGAGTACCGGCATGTCTGCGGGGTCATCCGAGGTCTGAACACCGCAGAACAAATCATTAAAGACCTTGTGCAACGATTGGAAAAAGACGATGAGTGAGTTTGACCTGAAGGCTATCGACCTGTCACCTTTGCTGAACAAGCCTGCGGAAGAGAAGGCTAAGCAACTCCCCGACCCCAAGACCTTCCACCTTCTGTGCGTTGTCCCGGAAGCCATGGAAGAGTATCAAGACAGCGAGGTTGGGATTCTCAAGGACTCCAAGACCATGCACTACGAGGAGGTCCTGACCCCCGTGCTGTTTGTGGTCAAGGTTGGCCCGGACGCCTACAAAGACGCTACCCGTTTTCCCAGCGGCCCTAGCTGCAAGCAAGGTGACTTTGTCATCGTGCGCCCCAATTCAGGCACCCGCCTGAAGATTCATGGCCGTGAATTCCGGATCATCAACGATGACTCGGTTGAAGCTGTCGTGGAAGACCCGCGTGGTATTGCGCGTGCATAAGGAGTGATTTAAATGGCAGAGTACGAAGAGTTTAAATTTCCAGACGAGCAGAAGGCAGAAGCCAAGCCCGAGGTGGAAATTGAGATCGAAGACGATACCCCTGAACAGGATCGTGGCCGCAAGGCCGCACCACCGCCGGAAGACCCGACCGACGAAGAGCTAAACAGCTACGACGAGAAGGTCCAGCAGCGGATCAAGAAATTTACACGCGGCTACCACGACGAGCGCAGGGCCAAGGAATCAGCCCTCCGGGAGCGTGAAGCCGCAGAGAACTTTGCCCGGCAAGTGCTTGAGGAAAACAAACGCCTCAAGGGACAGCTTGAAGCCGGAAGTAAGGTACTTATCGAACAAACCAAGTTCTCCGCCAATGGAGAACTTGAAGCCGCAAAGAAGCGACTTAAAGATGCATTTGAGTCGGGAGATTCTGATGCCCTTGTAGAGGCGCAGGAGCAGGTAGCACGAGCTACCCTGCGGATAGATAAGACTGAGAACATGCGGCCTATCGTCTCGGAAGAGACGGAGTTCAAACCCGCAGCAAAAGAGCTACCCCAGAAAACCAAGAGTTGGGTTCAATCCAACAAGGATTGGTTCGGGGTAGACGAAGAAATGACCATGGCTGCGATGGGTATTGACAAAAAGTTGCAGCGTCAGTATGGTGCTGACTACATCGGTACTGATGACTACTTTGAAGCAGTCGATCAGACCATGCGGAAAAGATTTCCTGAGTACTTTGAATCTCAGAGCCATGAGGATGATGCTCCTCCCAAAAAAGCATCGGAACCGGCTGACGAGGAAGAACCTCCGCGCCGTGCCTCAAAATCCACTGTGGTGGCTCCGGCCTCTCGCAGTACCCCGCCTACTCGCGTGAAACTGAAGTCATCCGAAGCAGCGTTAGCCCGCCGCCTTGGGGTGCCTTTGGAAGTCTATGCTAAAGAGGTTGCTAAGCTTGGAAGGAGTCAATAATGGAACAGGTTCAACAAAATCGCCGTAGCCGTGAGGCAGATGTTCGTGAAGTGACGTTTAAACGTCCTGAAGCGTGGCGTCCGCCGGAAATGCTGCCCAGCCCCGACGACCGACCCGGTTGGTCTCATCGCTGGGTTCGTGTCTCCGCTATGGGTGCTGCTGATGCCACCAACGTTTCTTCTAAGTTGCGCGAAGGATATGAGCCCTGCAAAGCAGAGGAGTATCCCGAGCTAATGATGCACGCTTCCACTGAAGGTCGCTTTAAAGGCAACATTGAGGTGGGTGGACTGTTGCTTTGCCGGATTCCGAAAGAGTTTATGGAGCAACGTGCTGATCACTATGCACGCCAGAACAAGGCTCAGATGGACTCGGTGGACAACAACTTTCTTCGTGAAAATGATCCTCGGATGCCCCTTTTCTCGGAAAAGAAATCCAAGGTCAGTTTCGGTTCTGGTTCTTAATTTGGAGTTTTAAATGGCTTCTACCTCTTCTCCGTACGGCCTACGGGCTGTCAACCGTAACGACGGCATGCCCTATGCTGGCGCTACGAGTCAGTTCCTGATTAACCCCTCAGGTCTGGCTTCTAACCTTTTCAACGGCCAAGTCGTTATCATTAACGCCGCAGGCTATGTCGCTTTGGCTACCGCCACGGGCGAAGACTTGACGACCAACAACCTCGGCGGCAGTTCTCTGGGCGCTCTGGGTGTGTTCGTTGGCTGCTCTTACATCAACGCACAAGGTCAGCAGATTTACTCGCAGTACTACCCCTCCAGCACCACCGGTGTGGTGACTGCGTATGTGATCACCGACCCGCAGGTGACGTTCCAAGCTCAACTGGATGGCACCACCACCCAAGCCGCTCTTGGCGCAAACACCTACTTCGCCGCTGTGCAGAGCACCAGCACGGGTTCTACCACCACTGGTAACTCGACCAGCGCTCTGGAGTCCACGGTTGTAACCACTGCCGCCGCGTTCAAGATCATCGGTTTTGCTTCGCCGGTTGGTGATGCTTACCCCGACGTGCTGGTGAAGTTCAACCCGGGCGCTCACGCCTTCACCAACGCTGTTGGCATCTAAGGAGTAACATAAAATGGCTATTTCACGCGCACAGCTACTTAAGGAACTCCTTCCCGGCCTCAATGCCTTGTTTGGCATGGAGTACGCTCGCTACGGTGAGCAGCACAAGGAAATCTACGAATCCGAGACCTCCGAGCGTTCCTTCGAAGAAGAAACCAAACTCGCTGGCTTCGGTGCTGCACCTGTCAAGAACGAAGGCTCTGCCATCGCTTACGACAACGCGCAGGAGGCTTTCACTGCTCGCTACACCCACGAAACCATCGCCTTGGGCTTCTCCATCACGGAAGAAGCTGTGGAAGACAACCTGTAC